GCCGGCTGGACTCTCGGCACCGGAAATCCCGCCGCAGGAGCCGGCGCTACTATAGATTATCTTGGCCTAACAAACATAGACTTAAGCGGAAATGCGCGCAATGATCCGCCTAGTATGGGGTGTTTTGAGGGAGCAGCAGGCTATGGCCATGGCGTTTTAGGAGTTGCATCGGGAGACATTGTAAAAGTTATAGGAGTCGCCGCCGCAGACATTGTGAAAGTGACAGGTGTTTAAATGAAGCCAAAAAACCTTAATAAAGTAGCAGAGATCGAAAAAGCGATTGCTAAAAAATATGGCACAGAAACAATTATAAATCCCAAGTCTTTCTGGAGCGACGAAAAAGAAGAAGAATATTTAAAGCAACTCAAAGAATTTTATAAAGAACAATATAAAAAGAAAGAACAAAAAGAGAAAGTTGAGAAAGACGGCTTTTTCCTCCCAAAGAATCTAATTACTAAGGAGAATAAAAGAAATTGTCCTGTGTGCGGGGTGTTTTCTTTTAAGGTGAAAGACGACTTGTACATGACTAAATTCGATTGTTGTTATGATTGCTATATACAACATGTTGAGTTCAATGAAGAGAAGTGGTTAAACGGATGGCGACCAAATATGAATGAGGAGCAAAATTAATGGCAACTGTATACGAAATTATAAAAGGGCTCAACCAAGCAGCCGCAAACGCTTACGACGGTTCGCAGTATGAAAAATATGCGGCCGACGGGAAAGCTCGGGACTGCGGCTTAAATCGCGAGAAGGGCGACGCTGTGCTCGATTCAAGAGTGATCGACGGGTTTAATGTGCGCATAGCAGGTCCAAAGCTTATCGTCACTTATCAGACGGAATTAAGAATGAAAGAGTTCCACAACTCTAAACTCGATGAAGAAATCGAACGCGTCTATAAAGGCATTATAAAATTCTTGAAAAAAGAGTATAAAGCAATCACTGGAAATACTATCGCACTCACTCCGGACGACCCCGCCGAGATTTTAGTTCAAAACATGTCCAAAATTCGTACATGGGCGGAAGCCAAAAAAGTTTATACAATTGGCGGCCTTAAGGATGTCAAAGACATCGAAGAAGAAAATCTCAGTACGTCGGATGAAAAACTGCGCAGCGCTATTGAAAAGTTTTTGGCAATAGGTAAAGATACATACCCAGGCGCAAAAAAGCCCAGCAACGTCAAAGCGCAAAAAGGCGCTAAGAAAACAAACAATGCCAAAGCGTAATGAGCTACAAATTAACAAAAAAAGAGATTCTAAAGGAAGCATTAAAATGCGGCAAAGACCCTCATTACTTTATTAATAACTACACAAAAATACCGCACCCGGGCCATGGCCTAATTCCCTTCAAAACTTATGACTATCAAGCAGACCTTCTAGAAGTGTTTGCTGATCACCGATTTTCAATTATTTTAAAAGCGCGCCAGCTTGGAATTTCTACGATTGTAGGTGGCTATATTGCATGGCTCTTGCTTTTTCATCGTGATAAAAATGTGCTTGTAGTCGCAACCAAGCTGAGCACTGCGGCCAACTTAGTGCGAAAAGTTAAAGGAATTATTAAGTATTTACCACCATGGCTTTCCCTGTCCAGCATTACTGTAGATAACAAAAATTCATTTGAATTAGACAATGGGTCTCAAGTAAAAGCCTCTTCCACTTCGGTGGACGCCGGCCGCTCTGAGGCCTTATCTCTTTTAGTAATCGACGAGGCTGCTCACGTTGATAACTTGGCTGAATTGTGGACGGCCCTTTATCCTACAATCTCGACAGGCGGCCGCTGCATATCTCTCTCAACACCCAACGGTGTCGGCGACTGGTTTCATGAAACGTACACTAAGTCTGACGCAGGTCAAAATGAATTTTTTCCTGTGAAGCTTCATTGGGACGTGCACCCCGAAAGAGATCAGGAATGGTTTGAGACAGAAACTAAAAACATGAGCAAAAGACAAATAGCCCAGGAGTATGAATGTAATTTTAATACATCGGGCGAAACTGTTATCGACGGGGACGACATCCAAGTATTGAAAGAAAAGATTCAAGAACCTAAATACAGGACAGGCGTCGACAGGAACTATTGGATCTGGGAAGAACACAATCAGGAAAATACTTATTTGCTTGTTGCAGATGTCTCGCGCGGGGACGGTGCTGACTTTTCTGTTTTCCACATCTTTAAACTAGAGACGATGGAAATCATAGCAGAATATCAAGGAAAAGTAACTCCGGATTTATTTTCTGAAATAGTTTTTAATGCCGGCCACGAATACGGAAATGCCATGATCGTTGTAGAGAATAACAGCGTTGGTTTCGCCGTATTAGACAAATTAATAGACAGAGCGTATCCTAACATATACCATTCAATCAAGTCTACGCATGAATATATTGACCAGTATCAGGCAGAAACGACATCTAGTGCGGTCGCTGGCTTCACAACCTCTCTTAAAACGCGCCCACTGATAATCGCTAAATTCGAAGAGTTCATAAGAAATAAACTTTTAACTATTTATTCTAAAAGGTTAATCAACGAATTGGATACTTTTATTTGGAAAAATGGCAGACCCCAAGCTCAGCGTAGTTATAATGACGACTTAATTATGGCTTGCGCCATCGGCTGCTGGGTGAGAGATACAGCTTTAATTGAGAATCAACGTGATTTAGAGTATAAAAAAGCTTTTTTAAATTGTATAATAACAAATAAAACTCATCTCGACACTAAAATTAGCGGGATGCAAAAGCCGGCTCACACTGAAGCCTTTGAAAAAATGGTGGATCAAAAAAATAAAATGAAAGAATTTCTCTGGCTGCTAAAAGGATAAACTAAATGGTATCAAACAACGAAAAAAACCCTCGAAACCCAAACTCGTCGCTTTATAAAAAATTAACTAAATTATTTTCAGGGCCACTGATTAATTATCGTTCACAGAATACTCGACAGCTACGCCGTCGCCGCCTAGACAAATATGCAAAATCTTTTAAAGATGTCGCAGGCCAAAAATTTGAAAGAGTGGGATATAGCCCCTTTGATAATCATTCATCTTACATGATGGGAACTCAGTCGCGGCTACAGCGTTATGCAGATTTTGATCAAATGGAGTTCACACCGGAAATTGCATCAGCATTAGATATATATGCGGATGAAATGACCACCCACACCGGTATCAAGAAGGTTCTTCAAATTGAGTCCAACGACGAGGAAGTAAAAGCAATTTTGCACACGCTTTTTTACAACGTTTTAAATGTTGAATTTAATTTATTCGGTTGGTCGCGGACGATGTGTAAATATGGTGATTTTTATTTATATCTTGATATCGACGCGGAGTTGGGGATTAAACAAGTTATTGGTCTTCCTAGCCAGGAGATCGAGCGCCTAGAAGGCAAAGATAAAAGCAATTCAAACTACGTACAGTTTCAATGGAATTCTGGGGGCGTCACATTTGAGAACTGGCAGGTTGCTCAATTTAGAATTTTAGGGAATGATAAGTTTGCTCCATATGGAACATCCATTTTAGACGGAGCAAGGAGAATTTGGCGTCAATTGGTTTTGTTAGAGGATGCAATGATGGCGTACCGTATCGTACGAGCCCCCGAAAGAAGAATTTTTAAAGTGGACGTAGGAAATATCCCTCCCCAAGATGTTGAACAATATATGCAACGCATCATCACTTCCATGAAACGCAATCAGGTTGTAGACCCAGAGTCTGGTCGCGTCGATTTGCGCTACAATCCGATGAGCATTGAAGAGGACTATTTTATTCCTGTACGCGGTGGAGTCGGCACTGAAATCACAAGTCTCCCCGGGGGCACCTACACGGGCGATATCGACGATGTTAAATATTTGAGAGATAAGTTATTTTCCGCTCTCAAAATTCCGGCCTCCTATCTGTCTCGCGGCGAAGGCGGCGACGAAGACAAAGCAACGTTGGCCCAAAAGGATATTCGTTTTGCCAGAACGGTGCAGCGGCTTCAGCGGTCTGTTATAACGGAATTAGAAAAAATTGCCATTATTCATTTATATACTTTGGGTTATCGCGGCGATGACTTGCTAACTTTTAACCTTAAGCTTCATAACCCCTCTAGAATCGCAGAAATGCAAGAGCTTGAACAGTGGAGTACCAAGTTTACGACTGCTACATCGGCTATGGAAGGGTTCTTTAGCAAGCGATGGATCGCCCGAAATCTATTTGACATGTCCGAAGAAGAGTTTTTGCGCAATCAGAGAGAGCTATTTTATGATTCGGCTATAACTCAAGCACTTGAAATGGGCGCCGCTGCCGGCGCCCCCGGCGGAATGGGCGGGGGAGGTCTAGGTGCCTTTGGTGCCGATATGGGCGCCCTTGGAGGCGAAGAGCTGGGTCTACCCGAAGAAGGGGGCGAGCCAGGAGCAACATCCCCCGAAGAGGGGCCAGGCCCAGAACCCGGCGCCACGGGCGAGTCCGGAGCCGACACGGCCCTCTTAGCGGCACCCGGCAAGCGTGACGATGCTGGCTGGACGCGAGTAAAAGTTAAAAGGGACGGCTCGTATGTCACACCCAAGTCAAAAGGAAAAGCGTATACCCCCGTAAAAGCGGACAAGCGGCATGCCGGCGCCAGGAAGCGACACTTCCGCGCGCAAGGCGCCCATGAGTTGGCGCGCCTTCCGCGCCGCCAAGTCAGCGCGCTCCCCGACGGCGCTTCGGAATTACTTGGGCTTGGAAAAGGCATTTCTGAAAATAAAGAAACTAATTATAATAATGAAGAGCGTAAGTTGTTTGAAATGAATCAGAGCATAAAGAACTTAATAGACGAACTGGAACAAAAAGATGATGCTAAAGCACAATAAAAAAAGAAATACAGCCTTTCTTTACGAGGTTTTGATAAGAGAGGTAACTAAGCTATCCGTAGAAAAAGATAAAAACTATAGGGATAGAGTTATATCTATTTTAAAGCACTCCTTTCATAAAAATACGGAGATGGGCAAAGAGCTGCGCCTGTTTAAAGACCTTTTGGAAACGCGCGCCATGAGCGCGCGCGCCGCAGACAAGTTAATCCAAGAGACGAAACAAGAATATGAAATGCTGGATACAAAAAAGATCTTTGAGGAACAGAGCAGCCTAATCGGCCTTGTTAACAAAGAGTTTTCTAAAGAAGTGTTTTCTAATTTTGTGCCTAATTATAAAGATATCGCTACCTTATCCCAAATATTTGGAAAAAGTGTCACTACAAAAAAACGTGTGATCCTAGAAGAAAAAGTTCTGAACAAAATGACGTCAGAAAATGGGGCCGCGACAGCAAAAGGCACCCCTCTATCGGGATTGGTAGTAAAGAAGTTTGTCGAAAGATTTAATAACAAGTATAGCACCTCTCTTTTGGAGAATCAGAAAAAATTGTTAAATAAGTTTATTCTTTCTTTCTTAGACAGCGGCGCAGATTTTAAAGTTTATTTAAACGAGGAGCTTCATTCTTTAAAGGAAAAGATTGGGACCTCTTTTGACCTTCCCGAGTTAAAAGAAGATGAGGGCCTATCTTTAAAAATGAAAAAAGTTAAAGAACTTTTAGAACAATCCCACACAATACCCACAGATAGGGCTTTTCTTGAACAAGTTTTAAAAATACAAACTTTAGCTAGTGAGATTGATTCCTGATGGCACTTAAAGTAACAGTTGAAAATCCAATCGATGCTCGCGTAAGATTAAAAGCACGCAAAACATTAGATGGAAATATATTGATTTTAGACCACCCAGAAATAGACATCGTGTTGGCGCCCAAAAATAAAAAAGTTTTAGCATTGCCGAAGAAAAAATATGGCGACCACATTTATGCCACGCAATCACGGTTGTTTGATCATTTGGCCAGGCAGGGCGTCATCGACCCGGGCTCCGTTCATAGCGGAAATATTTATGGGTCGTTGGAGGGGGTCATTCTGGAGAGTACTGATGCGACTCAAGTGGATTCTGTTCAAATGACATTTTATTCTGTTGCTAACTTTTTAATCCAAGAAAAGCCACATTATGATGCCATCGAGAGATATGAAGTTGATTTTGAGGAAGAGCTATTAGAGCCCACCGACGCAGATTCTACGCGTCTCGGCCAGGTCCCGCATAAAAAACGACAAGGCACCATGACACAGTATGCCGGTATCAACACTGCATATGGTTTATATGGAATGTATGAAGAATAAGAGGTATAAATGCAATTAATATATTTTATCTTAGCAGCTTACGGCTTAACTCAAATTTTAATTTTCGGTTCAATTTTCAATAAAATACGCCCCTCAAAAAATTGGCTACATGGTTTTGGAAAACTATTTCATTGCCCTTTATGTATGGGCTTCTGGTCCGGAGCGTTTTTGTTTGGAATTAATAGATACACAGAACTATTTACTTTTGAGTACAACTTAACTAATGCACTTATTTTAGGTTGCTTAACCTCTGGGACTACTTATTTAATGGGAGTTCTAGTTAATGATTTCGGGTTTAAAATAACCCACAAAAACGAAGGAGAATGTAATCATGATTAAGAAAAGATGGATGTTACGACCGGTTGCCCATTGTTGTGGCGGCTCCAGTATCGCGCGGGTAACGCCCGCTTTAGAGGAAAAATAAATGTCAAAAACACTTTTACGAGAGTTTTATCAATTAAAATGCGATGACCGGGGCTGCCAAGATTTACTGACGGAATCTGAAAAGAAGCAAGTTAGCGAAGGCGCCCTCATCTTTCCGGCCAAGCTGCAAGAATCAGATGCAGTAAATGGCAATGGCCGCGTATACCCTCATAATGTCTTAACACGTGAAGTCAAAAATTATATGAAGCTCGTGGAAGAGGGCCGCGCCATCGGAGAGTGTGATCATCCCGACGAAAGCGTGATTAATTTGAAGAATGCCTCTCACATGGTCAATAGGCTTTGGTGGGATGGCAAAAGCCTGCTGGGGTCTATCAAGGTTCTCAACACCCCATCGGGAAACGTTTTGCGGGGCCTATATGAAAGCGGCGTAATGTTCGGTTTTTCATCTCGCGCATTAGGATCCCTAAAAGAGGACAAAGGTTCACAAATAGTACAAGAAGATCTTCAATTAATTTGTTTCGACGCTGTGTCCGAGCCCTCTGCGCCCGGAGCCTATATGATACGCGAGGGCATGGAAAAAGGCTTGAATCAAATTTTCACAAAAGGGGACAGAATTAACCGCGCCCTCAATAATATATTATAAGAGAGTAAAATGAAAAGAGCAGAACTAAAAACCATCCTTAAACCACTCATCACACAATGCGTCAAAGAGGTTCTTCTGGAAGAAGGCGTCCTTTCTAGTGTCGTTGCCGAAGTTGTAAGGGGAGTATCGCCAGTCCTAACAGAGAGGCGGCAATCAACACCACCAGACAACTCTAAACAACAAGCACTCCTCGAACAACAGCGACGCCAAGTGGAAGAAGAAAAACACCAGAGGCTAAAAGAGCAGAAAAGAAAAGTGCTTGACGCCACCGGCTTCGGCAGCGAAATATTCGAGGGTGTAAGGCCACTCACAGAGGGGGGAAACCCTGGCAGTGGCCCTTCACCGGGCGCCCTAGCGGGTACTGACCCTGGCGACGCTGGCATAGATATAAGCGGCATCATGGCGCTCGGAGGCGACAAGTGGAAAAATCTTGTCTAGACACAGAGAGGAAGCAGTAAATGGCAGTAAGACCTATTAATGTTGAAGTAAAACCAAGGTACGAAAATGAAAATATAGAAAGAATGGTGCGGAGATTTACAAAAAAATGTAAAAAGGAGCGCATTATTGAAAATTTTAGGAATCGTACTCGATATGAAAAGCCATCTGTTAAGAGAAAGAAAGAGAAGGCGCGCCGCAAAAAAGTTTTAGAGAAATTAAGAATCGAAAGAGAAAAGAAATTAAACTAACTATTTAATAAGAAGGAGATTTAAAATGGTATTTAACCCAGGACACGGCGTTGGATTAAGAAACGTTGGCTCATATCAAATATCAGGACACCCTTATTTAACAGGATCTACGCTAGCAGCGGGCGAAGAATTTTTTGTTCGTTTTCCTTTCGTAACAAGGGACTTTACAGTGATTAATTCTGGCTCGGGTGTCGGGCCCGTGTTGCGGGTGCATTTTAACTCGACTTCATCGGAAGGCCGTGTCGTCGGTGGCCACCATTTTGTTACATTAGAATCGGATGACCAGAGCTACACCTTCCATCATAGGTGCACCGGCGTTTATATCAGCTGCGCGTCCGTTACAAATGCTGATAACGGCTTTGAAGTAATTGCAAATTTAACCGGAATTGATGCCGCTCATATGTATGACCTCACGGGCTCCGGGCTGACTGATTAAGGGAACCAAACAGTATGTCAGATTTTTCTTCAGGCGATAAGACAACTAAGGGCTCAACTATCGCGGCCGGCGATGCTAGCACAAGCCACCAATTTACTGGCAGTGTTTTTATAGAGGGAAGCCTCTCCGCGTCCGCGGAAGTTTCAGCCAGCGCCTTTTTTGGAGACGGCGGAGGCCTCACAAATCTTCCGGGCGGCGGTGGCGGCGGCGGCATCTCTTGGGACGGATCAACAGCAAATGGCGTTGCAACATATAAAGATGGCGATGAAGCAACTGTAGAGTCTAAGTTCACATATGACGGCGACGGCGAAATGCTGTCTCTCACGGGCACTCTCAACCACACCGGATCCCACTATTTAAGCGGGACATTGACAATAACAGGTGTCGAATCTACACCAATGTTAGTCATGGACGATTCAGATGCATCCGCTCAAATTGGCCGCGCCCACGTTGGCTATGTCGGCAGCTCTGATTATGCAGCATTTGCACACCAGGATAATGCCAACACCTCCAACTATTGTATAAGTCAGCGAAGCACTGGTCAAACCGATATCAACACCAGGGCCGGCACAAACATGACTTTCAGGTATGCTTCGGCTGTTAGAATGCAACTAGACCAAAACGGCGGGGTCGCCATTGGAGCTAATTATGCCCCGGCCGCATATAAATTCGATGTATCCGGATCCGCGCGCCTGGGTACGGATCTTGGCGGCGACGGCTATTCTGCTGACAAACTTTTTATTACCGGCGCGATTATCCAAACAGGAAGCACCTCGGAGTTTCACATACCAGGCGGCCGCGACGGCGCGTGGGTCATCTCCGGAAGCGGGGACACCGGGCAGGGCGACCCGGCAAATGGCCTCTATTTTGGTGTTAACACAGCTATTAAAAACGTGCGACTACCGGCTGGCGCCATTATTGATCTCAATAAAAAGCTTTGGTTTGGCACAGGAAGCCTCCTTAGCGACCAAGAAAGTGGGGTAGGTGATACCTCTATTCACTACGCCGCTGGGCAAGCTCAACTTGTAATTTCAGGATCCGACAACGGCGTACAAATTGAGGGATCAATTTCTGCGCCCAATCTTGCTAGCGGAACGCTCGCCGGCGCCGACAGTTACGTTGGTATTAGTAACAGCAATCAATTAGTTATAGTAACTGCTTCAGCCGGCGGTGGCGGCGGAACAGCAGCCGGCTCAGATACTCAAATTCAATTTAATGATGGCGGTAGCTCGTTCGGCGGCGCGCCCAATCTTACTTATGATAAAACTCAGTCGCGCTTTTTTGTTAGTGGGTCGACTCTCCTTACTGGGTCGGTTAGGATATCGGGTTCCGCAGCTGTAGGAGTAGCCCCGAACTATGATGGACAGGGCGCCAATGGAGTTGTATTCAGAATTGAAGGAGGCGCAGTACATCAAGACAATGGCAAATCAGCTCTTATATGTCAGATCACTGGAACCAATTCTGGTGACGCCGCCCGCATCGGTGTTGCCACAACTAGCCCAAAAGTTGCCTTAGATGTTCGCTGGTCCCCGGACCTAGACAACAACGCCGGAGGCGGTGACGTCGTTACTTTTGGTAACGATACGGGACTCCTTTCTGGCGCCATTTATTACCTAGACAGCAGCGGCCAATGGATGAGCGCGTCCGCTCACGCAACCGGCTCCGGCAATAACAGCCTATTGGCAATTGCGCTGGGCGCTAGCGCGCAAGGATCCGAATCAGACGCCGGCGGTATGTTAATCCGCGGCTGGGTTAACACTACGAGATTTAACGGCGACTTTATACCAGGCGGTGCAGTGTATATCGAGTCAGGATCCGGAGGTGGTTTCATGAGCGGCGCGGCACCCACTGCAACGGACAGTTATGCGCGCATTGTGGGTTATGCAGGCACAGATCCCAATCTCATTTATTTCAACCCCGGAACTAACTGGGTCGAGCTGAGCTAAGCCATGGCCCTCGGTACTTCAAAGCCAGTTTGTTATTATCAATTCGAGAACAACGCAAATGACACTTCAAATGCCGGAAACGGCATGGACGGTACCATGGTCGGCGGCAGCTATGAAACAGCAGAGAAAGTTCGCGGCTCTTATTCTTACAAGGGGGATCGCGATGCCCTCCCCGTTGATTGTATTCACTCATGTGGTGATTATGATGATATTTCTTTCATAAACAGCGGTGTTTTTACCATATCATATTGGACTAAGCTCCAGTACGCCAACAGCAGTGATTATGTTATGGGCACCGATGTCGGCGGCGGCGCAAAAAATATTTTAATCGGCTGGGTGAGCAAAAAAATAAGATTTAAGCGATATGGGCACCCATCGGACACCGATGTAGATTGGTACAGTGACGTTACAACTGCCGGTAACGACACGACGGCCTTCCATCATATAGTAATCACATGTGATGGGAGCAACATGAAATTTTATGTTGATGGCGCACTCGACTCCACCAGGGCCACCGCCGCCTGGAGCGCCGGAACGATGGGTTGCACATTAATGCTCGGCGGCGGCCCGAATACAACCTGTTCTACTCCGTGGTCGTACAACTATCGAGGATATCTTGATGAAGTTTCTCTCTGGGACGAAACAGCCACGGCCGATGAGGTAGCTAGCCTTTATAATAGCGGAGCAGGGCTGGATTTAAGCGACGGCCTCGGTGGAGGAGGCGGACTGCCCTCGGGTCTTAAAGACGTTGGCGGAGTTTCCGGAGACAGCGTAAAAACTGTGGGGGGAATATCCGCCGCAAGCATCAAAACTATCATGGGTATTAGTTAATCAATTAATAAGGGAATTTTATAAACAAAGAAACTACTTATTGTGATGAGATACCTGTAACGAAGGAGAAGATTTATGTCTAGCATGCTCGAAGAAGCCATTATCGATGCCGAGGCTTTAAAAGAAGCGGCCAAAAAGAGTGCCGAAGAGAAAATTATTGAACATTTTTCTAAGGACATTAAGGAGGCAGTTGATTTAATTTTAGAGCAAGACCCTACGATGGATCCCACAATGGCACCTGCACCGGGCCTAGGTGCTTCCATGGCGCCCACCGACCCGTTCGCCGCGGAGCCCACAATGCCCGGAACGGCCGTCCCTGATCCTGGATTAATTGACATCGAATCAGATACTCAAGTAACGGATGCAACCAAGTTTGTTGTAGATCAAGCTCCTTATGCTGCCACCACGTCTGACAAAGACTTCGTCAGTATCGACCTGAACAGACTGGAAGAAGCAATGGGGGGCATCCTGCAGGAAACAGGCCCGGAATGGGAAGCTGGCCGCGCCGAGTGTGACCGCCTAGGCGGCGGCGAAGCCGCGGTAAAAGACTGCAAGGGCGAGTGTGGAGAGCAAGCATTCGAGGAAGCGACAAGCTTCGATATCGACGAGAATCTCCTCTTAGAAGATGATGATATATTAGAAGAATCCGGCGCCGTCTGCGACGATGACGATGACGAAGGCGCCGACGAAGACGACGATGAGCCTGCACCTGGAAAGAGAAATCCTCGGGATAATATGGGCGGCGGCCATGGCGACTACAAGACCGCAGCCGAGTTCCCCAATTATCCCTATAAAGAAAGCGTCGAAAGAATAGTTGAGGATCTTGAAGATGACGAAACTTTGGAAGAAATGATACGCAACATCCTCGCAGAAGACTCTGAGGAGCTAGAAGACGTAAAGCTGGAGGAGGCCCGCGCGCCCCAACGACGGCCAAAGACGGCCGCGCCTACAAAGAAGAATGCCAAGCTGCTTAAAGAACACAAACAATTAAATGAAAAAGTAAAACTTTTAGAACAGAAACTAAATAAATACCAAGAGGTTTTTCCCCAATTGAAACACCAGTTGGAGGAAAGTAATCTGCACAATGCCAGATTACATTATCAAAATCGCGTTTTAAATAGCGACTCGTTGAATGAGCGGCAAAAAGATAGACTTGTCGAGACTATTTCGAAAGCGAAGACAGTTGAAGAAGCAAAAATTATATACGAAACTCTTCAAAGTGCAGTGGGTGCCAGTGCGTTTAAGCATAAGCCAAAATCACTGAACGAAGTTGTGACAAAACGTTCTTCAGCCTTTATGCCTCGTAAAGAGGAAAAGAGGGGCGACCCTCTTGCAGCAAGAATGAAAGCTCTTGCTGGGATAACTGATAAATAAAGGAGAAAAATAAAATGTCAGTACTTCAAAAATTAACAGAAGGGATTGTTAATCGCGATCTCAAAAAGGAAGGCGCGGCGCTGCTTGACAAGTGGAGTAAAACGGGCCTTCTTGAAGGGCTTGGAGAGGCCAATGGCAAGCATAACATGGCGCGCCTCCTTGAAAATCAGGCCAAGGAGCTTCTTCGCGAAGCTTCAACGATGGCCGGCGGAGATGTTGAGGGTTTTGCAGCCGTCGCGTTCCCCATCGTTCGTCGTGTATTCGGTGGCCTGGTTGCTAACGAAATTGTTTCGGTCCAGCCGATGAGTTTGCCTTCCGGGCTTATTTTCTTTATGGATTTCACATTTAATGAAACTCGATTGGGCGCTACTGCCAATGCATCGCTTTACGGCGGTGGGCGTGTAGGCCAAGAAATTACCGGCGGTGTTACTTTGTCGGGCCTTAACGAAGAAACAAGTTTTTATAGCCTTAACAATGGATATTCGTCTCCAAGCGGAAGCGCTAACGTGACGCAAACATATGCTGCCTCCGGTACTTGGGGCGCGAATGGAGCGGTCAAGGACGGCGGCTCCCTGACGTTGGCGGAGATCAACGATGTTTTGCGCTATGATCCATCATTTGTTTCGGGTACAACCCAGTTTGCAATTGCTACGGTTAATCTTACTGGAACGGCCAACCGGCTCGACCAGTTTAGTATGGAAAACCTCATTGCCCTCGTGGCAACGGACGGCACTGCGCAAGGGACATACCAAGCGTCGCCAGCCATTAACCAAGTTCGTCGTTTGACGCAACTATCCGGTACTAACAAGCAAGATAGAACCGTTTTTGTTGTGGCCACAGCGACAGACCATGGCGGCACCGGCGCAGCGAAATTTGATATCACAGGTACAATTGGTACAGTTAATGTTAACTATCAATTCCCGATGACGGATGATTTCGCAGGTACACCGGCCGCAGGCACAACCAATGCTATTGGTGCTGTAGTTGGCCAAGACGCCTGGGGATTGGAAAATAATACCAATATCCCCGAAATCGACCTTAAGGTTGATTCGGTGTCTGTCACCGCGCTCACCAAAAAGTTGAAAGCTAAGTGGACTCCCGAACTTGGTCAGGATCTTAATGCCTACCATAACTTGGATGCTGAAGTTGAACTTACGTCGATTCTTTCAGAGCAAATTGCTCTTGAAATCGACCGAGAGATCATGGAAGATCTTATCAAAGGCGCAACGGCTTCTACTTATTACTGGTCGCGTTCACCAGGCCTCTTTGTAGAAAGAGATACGGGCGTAGAAGTGGGTGCTTCATCGAAAGCCCCAGACTTCACCGGTACTGTTTCTGAGTGGTATGAAACTCTTATTGAAACCCTCAATGACGTTTCCGCCCAGATTCACCGTAAGACGCTACGTGGTGGGGCCAACTTTGTTGTTACCTCCCCAGAAGTAGCCAACATCCTTGAATTCACGGCCGGCTTCCGCGCAAGCGTTACCGCCGATGACAACAAAGGTGTTGCAGGTGCCGAAAAGGTTGGTAGCCTTAGTAAGAAATTCGACATTTATGTCGATCCTTACTTCCCGCGCAACCTGTGCTTGGTTGGCCGTAAGGGCAATAGCTTCCTTGAAAGTGGCTATGTATATGCTCCTTATGTGCCGTTGCAAGTTACTCCCACAATCTTCGGTATTGAAGACTTCGTGCCCCGCAAGGGTGTCATGACTCGATATGCCAAGAAGATGGTTCGTCCCGATATGTACGGCTTAGTCGTCGTTCGCGGACTGCTTGGTGAGAGTGGCACTAGCTAAGCCATAGCATAGATTTTTAATCTAGCTTAAAGCCTCCACCCCCGGGTGGAGGCTTTTTTATTTTAAAAAAGTGAATATGTCAAATTTTTACGCGGTCAATTTTTTGAAATTTTGACTTTTACCAACTATTTAATATAAAGGAGATTTATTATGGGCAAAGTATGGAAAAGATTATGGCTACGGCGGAAGGCCGCGGCCAAGGAAACAACACAGGAAACTGCAGAAGCTGTAGAAGAAGTGGCGAAGAAAACGAAAAAAAAGAAAAAGAGCCCCTTCTGGAAAAAGAAGAAAGAAGATTAATACACCCCCTCTCCGAAGCTTTTTCTAATCTCCCCAACTATTTATAGTGAAGGAGCAACAATGAATGGCACAGCCCACCCTCAGACCTATTTCACAGACCAGCACCGTTGTGCTTCCATCGGCCAGTGTACCTGGCGGGGTGGCCAACAATACAGGGCTCCCCTTTCAATTATATTCTGACTCTTCATCGGATTTGTTTTCGCAATATTTCTGTTCTGGCGCAGCAGAACAAGTAGCCTACACGTATAAAAAACTTGGAGGCGATGTCCTCGACATTGAATTAACGAGTGGCAGCGTTTTTGCTGCATATGAAGAGGCCACACTCGAATATTCTTATTTATTGAACATCCACCAGGCTAAAAATACTTTATCTGACTTGCTGGGCGCCACCACAGGCACATTTGATCAAGACGGGCAAATCCAGAGCACTGATGATTTGTATGGAAAGAATGTAAATCTTAAATACCCACGTTTTGAGTTCGCATATGCGAGGAGAGTAGGATATGGAGCTTCCACCGAAATTGGTTTCGGAGGGGAAGTGACAATCTATTCGGCGTCTTTTAGCGGCACCGCCGGCGCCCAAGATTTTGATTTGCAACAAATTATTTCTTCTTCAGCTGCAACAAACACTTCTTCTTCATTCTATGGAGAGGTTGGCAACAAACGAATTAATGTAACAAAAGTTTATTATAAGACCGCCCAAGCGATGTGGCGTTTTTACGGGTATTATGGAGGTTTAAACACTGTAGGGGACTTGTCTAGTTATGGCCAGTGGTCCGATGACTCAACGTTCCAAATAATCCCAGTGTGGCAGAACAAAGCACAAGCGATGGCCTTTGAAGACGCTATTTATACAAGAAATTCACAATACTCGTATGAGATAAAAAACAACAGATTAAGGATATTCCCTAATATGGTTGACACCAGCCCAGATACGTATTGGATAGATTTTTTTGTGGATCCGGACCCATGGGAGGCTGGTGACACCTCCGGCCGCGGCGGCGGCACCGCGACAGATGGTGTCAATAACATTAACACTCTTCCTTTCGAAAACCTCCCATACGAAAATATTAATGCTATTGGTAAGCAATGGATTAGACGTTTTGCGCTATCGCTCTCAAAAGAAACACTAGGCACCATTAGAAGCAAGTTTAGTACGATTCCTATCCCCGGCGACTCTGTAACTCTAGACGGCAAGGAATTGGTGACACAAGCTCAAACTGAGCAAAAAGATTTACGTGAAGAATTAAAAACCATTTTAAATGAATTAACATATACAAAGCTGATGGAAGACGATGCGAAGCTGATGGAAGCAGTAAACACCATTGACAAGCACATTCCTTTGAAGGTATTTGTGGGGTAACATGAGATGCCTTTAGACAAAAATAAGTGGATCCAGCCGACTTCCCCTCCGCCGCCCCTCTTTTTGGGCAAGAAAGAGCGAGATTTAGTAAAACAGGTTAATGATGAATTAATTGAGCGCGTAATTGGGCAAGAGGTCATTTACTATCCTATTAGTGTAGAAAATACTAATTTTCATTCGTTATATGGAGAAGCTATTGAAAAAAACTTTTTGTCTCCCATTAGGGTCCACGCGCTAGTCTCCTGGGAGGGCTATGCTACTACTATAACAAATCTAGGAATTGACAAGCGCCTGACTATTAATGTTAAGTTTCACCGCCGGCGCCTGACTGAGGATCAAGATCTGTACGTTCGAGAAGGTGATTTTGTTTTGTACGGCCAGGACTACTTTGAAATTATGACAACCAACTATCCTAAACAGCTATTTGGCCAAGCTTGGGCCGGCTGGGAACGAGTTTTTGAAATTGAAGCAAAATGCGTAAAGGCGAGGGAGGGCACCTTCGATGCCAGTTGATTATTCGTTTACAGGCGTAGAAGACGCCAATAATGTTTTATGGGATGAATTTATACTAGAGCCGTCTAACTTGGAGACAATCGATTTTGCCTTGCATAGGTTTGTGGACGAGAAAATGGACGTGCGCACGGAGACCAACAAAGGGTGGAAAAAAGTGCCCCTCATTTGGGCTTCACCAGAGCGCGCCTATTTCTCAAAGGAGAAGAAAGATTTATACGATCTAGACGGAACGTTGATTTATCCCATTATGAGCATTGAGAGGACTTCTATCGCCAAGAAGCCCGATAAAAAGGGAAAATATTATGGCGCCGCTCCCTTTGTGCTTCAAGACTCACATCATCACGGCGGCCGCATTATGATCGGAAGACGAATTGTTCAAGACAAAACAAATAATTTTGGCGTTGCCGACAACCGAAAGAGATTTAAGCAGCCCAAGGTAGGGGGAGACATCACCACCCGAAATCCCGGCCGCCAATCGTATTATCCTAAAATTCAAAAAGAGAACAATAAAGTAGTGGTGGAAACCTTGTATATACCGCAACCCGTCTACATCAGTATAGATTATTCTCTTACTATCAAAGCCAATTATCAGCAGCAGATAAATCAAATGCTGCAGCCTTTCATAACATTGGGGGGTCATATTAATTCTTTTCTAATCGAACACCTGGGCCATTCATACGAAGTGTTTATGAATTCTGAGTTTACCCAAACTAATAATATCAATTCTTATAATGACGAAGAGAGAAATTATCAAACTCAAGTCAACTTTAATGTTTTAGGATATGTTATTGGAGAGGGCGACGATCAAAAAAGGCCCAAAGTGATTCGCCGCGAAAATGCAGTCGAAGTAAAGATTCCGCGCGAGAGGGTAGTCTTCGGTGGTTCTCAGCAATTTGATCCACGAAGTGATTTTTATAGAGAATAAGGACTTAAAAAGGTTTTTGCTTCGTTTTATTACTATTTATTAAAGAAATAAGAGTGTCCATTAGAGGAGAACTACACCATGTCTTATAGAAAATTTAAGTTTCTGTCACCGGGTATTTTTATCAAAGAAATTGATAATTCCCAATTACCAGCAGAACCAACAGCAATGGGCCCAGCCCTGATTGGAAAATTCCAACAAGGCCCTGCTTTAAAACCGATTCAAGTTAATTCTATGGTAGAGTTCACTGATATTTTTGGGAATCCCACCGCTGGGGAGACCGGTGACGTTTGGCGCTTAGGAAACAACACCGCGCCTACGTATGCTGCATATGCGGCTCAAGCGTGGCTTCGAAACAATTCTCCCGTAACGATAGTAAGACTTCTTGGGCAAACCAATTCTAATGCCACCACCAACACTGGGTACGCCGGCTGGGCGACAACACAACTAGATTCCAACACGACCGCCGCATCCAACGGTGGCGCCTACGGACTTTTTCTATGTGAAGGGCCAAGCGCTTCGTTTGTGACGGAATCCAGTGCATCCGGTCCTGACGGCGGATTCGACGCCAGTATGGCAACCGAGGGAACGCTAGCGGCTGTATGGTACTTAAATAATGGCGCTATTGCTCTTTCTGGTCAGAGTGTTGACCCAGCGCTTACGTCCGATAAAGGCTTCGCTACATTCATCAGAGCGGTCGATAGTGGGCCCACTTTTAAAGTTATTGTTCAGGATTCAAGCGACAATACGGTTATTGACAGCTCCTTCAATTTCGACGAGACGTCACCGCGGTTTATTAGAAAGGTTTTTAATACCAATCCGACGCTCACGAACAGCAACCTCACACCTACAGGGGGGACTACTCTTAACTATTGGCTTGGCGAAAGCTTCGCCGGAAATCTGAAGAGCTTTAAGGGAACTAATAATACTAATGCACGATTAGGCATTTCTGGCTCAGTGCCCGCTTCTTGTTATGGCGTTATACTGAGACTGGCTACTCCTGATGGCTCTACTTTAGATGGCGGCGACTTTAGAATGAGTTCAACAAAAAGCCCGTCCAAACAATTTAGTAAAACAGGCTGGTTTATTTCACAAGATGTGACGAGTGATACAGCATCGTATCAGCCAGGAAACATGCAGAGACTATTTCGGTTGTGTGCGAGAGAACTAGGGGAAGAGACCCAACGAAAGGTAAAAATTTCTATTAAAAACATTCGGGCTGCCGACCCTGACGCGGGCGACGCATACGGAAGCTTCACAGTACTCGTACGGCGATTAGATGACTTAGATTCTGCCCCGAAAATTTTAGAGCAATATAACAATTGCAACTTGAACCCGGCCTCTGATCAATACATTGCGAAAAAGATTGGTAATAAATTTGATCAATGGAATGATGACGACCGCCGGTATCGACGACTCGGGGAATACGAAAACGTATCTGATTACGTTTATGTGGAGACGAACGAGCTTGTAGACAGCCGACGGAGCAATCCGGTATATCTTCCCTTTGGAGTATATGGTCCCCCCCGCTACTTAGGTTTTGCAGTTTCCGGCACGTCTGCCAAAACATATGATTTTGGCACAGTCCCAACTTCGGGCGGCATTTTCGTTGAAACTGGCAGTGATAATCCCATTAATGCAGCCGGCTCGCCATTCGCGACCTCATCGGGAGGTAACGTGGTCCGAGGCCGATATAAGTATCCGGAACTTCGCTTGCGCGCAAGCTCTTCCGAGGGGAGCGTATTAACCGATCCCCGTGACGCTTATTTTGGAGTCGATACGACGTATGGTAGCTCAAGATATGACCAAAGCGTCATCGACGTTCTGCGCACCAAAGCGGAAGATACGGATAGCTGGGACGCAGTAGCGAACTTAACAGAAGCAAGTTGGGTTTTTTCACTTGATGATGTAAAGAACGTTAATGTAACTGCTGACACATACAGTGGTAATTACGGAGTTAATGGTGTGTACGCGTCAGGCTCGCGCGCAAGCGGCCTTTCTTACACAGCCCACACAGGCTCTGCTAATGCCTCGACGTCCGGCCCTGCTAGTTCATCTTACCAAAACGTTATTGACCCTGTAAACGGCGGCGTTACCGCAGGATGGGATCAATTTACGGCATGCCTCCACGGAGGAACCGACGGCTTAAAGATCACTGAGCGGGATCCTTTTAACAATACCCGTGATTTATCTACGACGGCCACCAATATCAATAAATATGCCTTCAACTCTATAAACGTGGCTATTGATTCTTTACGAGATCCAGAAATCGTGGAATATAATTTGGTGTCAATGCCCGGCATTGTTAACAACACCCTTAATACAAAATTAGTTCAGATGTGCGAGGATCGAGGAGACGCGCTGGCGATTATTGACTTGCAAAACGGTTATACCCCTGACACGGAAAATGGGAACAGCAAGGCTGACAGAAAAGGCAACGTTGACAACGTTATTAGCAATAAGCGCAACACATTGCGCCTCAATAGTAGCTACGGCTGTGCTTACTATCCGTGGGTGCAAATACGAGATACTATTAATGGCGATATGCTGTGGGTACCCCCTTCGGTGGTGGCACTGGGAGCGATGTCTTATAGCGAGGCCAATTCGCAACTTTGGTTCGCCCCCGCTGGCTTCACTCGCGGCGGCTTAAGCGTGAATAGAGCAGGCGGCATCCCGGTTACTGGAGTTGAAGAGAGATTAACTTCTCGTGACCGTGACCGGCTCTACGAAGAAAACATTAATCCAATTGCAACTTTCCCGGCGGAAGGGATCGTAATCTTTGGCCAGAAAACCTTGCAACTAGATGCCACCGCTCTAGATAGAATTAATGTACGCCGACTCGTGATTTATTTGAAAAAACAAATTTCCAGATATGCGGCTACCATTTTGTTTGACCAAAATGTAGCGGCCACTTGGAATCGGTTTAAATCGAAAGTTGTGCCTTTCCTCACTGACGTCAAGGCGGGTCTAGGCATTACCGATTATAAATTGATTTTAGATGAGAGCACGACAACACCGGATTTAATTGACCGCAATATCATGTATGCTAAAATATACGTAAAACCGGCGCGCGCGATTGAATACATTGCAATTGATTTCATTATTACGGATTCAGGAGCATCTTTTGAGGACTAAAAATTTAATTTGATTCTATTTATTAGTAGAAGAGCATAAGGAGAAATTAAAAATGTCAGGTAACCAATTTTGGAGCGCAACGACTGTTGACCCTAAGAGAAGTTTTCGGTGGGTATTGTTCGCAGGCCCCGAAAATCTTCCGACGTACATTGTTAAAACGGCAGCGAAGCCTGGGTTTACGGTGTCTAATGTGCCCCACAGCTATCTTTCTCACAAATTTAATTTCCCCGGACGCCTTACATGGGACAACCTTCAGATTACGTTGGTCGACCCAATATTCCCCGACGCATCAGCCACTATGATTAAAATTTTGCAAGCATCGGGGTATGCCATCCCAGGCGTAGAATCAGATGCTCAAATATCTTTTAGCAAAGCAGATGCTGTGGATGCCCTAGGCGTCCCAGCCATTGCGCAATTGGATGGGAGTGGTCGAATAATCGAAACGTGGACATTGCGAAACTGTTGGGTTGAGACTGTTAAGTTTGGCAACTTAGACTATAACACTGAGGATATGGTAAACATTACAATAACTTTGCGCTACGACTGGGCCGAATACGCCGGCAACGACGGTTCCATGACCCCCAATGGCGGCGAAGCTAAGCCTATTCTTTCTGCTGGTCACGACCAGAGATCGCAAATTGAAACTTATCAAAAGCAATTGGGCAAAGTTAAGGGAGCTAGTATTTAGTAACGAGGACATGAAATGACCCAATTTTTTGCTCCCAAGACCTGGCAATTTTGGAGTAGCCCTCACACACGACCCAAAAGAGTTTATGAAGGGTTGCTGCTCTTCAGCGACCTAATGTTCGGAGGAGAAGGTGTAGACTCTTTCCCCCCCTTTATAGTTAAAAGATTTAGCAGACCAGGCTATAGCGATATAAAAACAAAAGAAGCGCAATATCAACTAAGAACAGGCGATTTCGCCAAAATAGACTATCCAACTCAAGGCTTTAGAACCAACCCGCTAAGAATTGAGTTGGTAGATGTGAACGTGTTCGGATCTACACAAGGCCCTGATACGGCCGGCCACATAAACGCTGGGCTAGCGATGATGCAGAAAACGTGGCACTTTGAAGACGAGGCCGCGGCCCAGGAAGAAGGAGCAGCCAGCAAGGCATATAATTTATTTATAAACGGTTATATTCAAGGAAACCCTAAAATCATTACAATTCTTGAATTGAATGGTCAGGGAGGCATAGGGTCCATCACGGGCACTTGGAATGTTATTAGGCCAGTTCTAACACGAGTTAACTTTTCAGAGATTAATTATGACTCACAAGGGTTTGGAACTGTAAGTTTAGATTTTGATTATAAAAATTTCTACTTTGAACAAGGATGGAGCAACACACAGCTTGACAGGCGCTTAAACGCGGCGACCGTTGAACAAAGAACTTTAATTGCGGATTCAATTGAAAAGGCCTCTAGATGGGCAACAGTAATAAGATTCTAATTTTAATTTAAAAAACAAAAAATGAGGTGAAAATGAGTACAAGATCGAACGAGGGTAGAATTGGGGCAAACCCAAACCTTCCAGCAGAAAACGAGTTAAGCGAAACGACAGAGTTAAAGTTTATAACTCCAACGGAATTTGTGGAGCTTCCAAGCAAGGGGCGTTTTTATGACGTGAGTCACCCCCTACACAATCAAGATGTGGTTGAGATTAAGCACATGACTACTAAAGAAGAAGATATTTTAAGCTCTGTGACTCTTTTAAAAAAGGGGTTAGCCCTAGATCGGATGCTATCTAATATTTTAGTGGACAAGAGGGTGAAGGTGGATGACCTCTTTTTGGGCGACAAGAATGCGCTTATTATAGCGGCGAGGGCCCACGGATATGGGCCATCTTATGATACAGCAATTGTATGTCCACTGTGCAAAGGCTCTCAAGACTATTCTTTCGACCTAAATTCTTTAAAAACACAATTCCCCGCAGAAGAGCTTTTAGAGAAGTATAAAGCGAAGATAACAGAGCAGGGCACCCTTTTGCTTCCGTTGCCAAAAATTAACCATCAAATGGAACTACGCCTTTTGAGCAGCGGGGACGAGAAAAGAATATCAGAAACTCAAGAGGCGAACAGAAAAAAAAGAGACTTTGTGGAAAGCAGCGTTAGTGATTTTTTAAATTGTGTGGTCGTAGCAGTTGATGGCATCACTGATAGGCGCCAGCTTCGCGGCTTCGTCGAAACATTACCAGCCCTACAGGTGCGCTACATTCGTAAAGTATACAATATTTTAGCACCAGAGCTTGATTTGAGTCATGAGTTTAGATGTGCAGAGTGCGACTACGAGGGGGCGATGGAGGTCCCCCTCACCGCGGACTTTTTTTGGCCTAACGCATGAGTATATGGAAAAAATTTACGAACAGTTTTTCTTGTTGAAATACTATAGTAACTGGACTTTAATCGAACTCTATAATTTGCCGATAGGCCTTCGCCGCTGGTTCTTTGATCGTCTTGTCCAGCAAAAAGAAGAAGAAGCTCAACCCTCCTAAAAGACAATTTACACCCCTTAAACATCTAAGCTAAAAATAAATACCTCAACTAATTATAGAGAGAGGGTTTATAGTGGCTGACAAGAAAACCGAAAGTGCGCGAGAATTAAGAAGCGTTCTAGAAGAAATTAAAACAATATTACCGGGTATCCAAGAGGCGTTAACACAGATTGGAAATACCAAACTGACCGGTCTTAACGATGCCGAAGAATTAGCCACGCGCTTAGCCAAGAACTTGAACGCCGGCGCCGACGCGCAGACGACCTTAACCAGAGCCACCAATGAAACATTAGACGCGTTTAAGGACACCGTTGATACCGGGAATGAGCGACAAGTTCAGTTACAAGCAGTTCTAAACCTTTTACAAAATGTAAATAAACAATTAAAAACGGAAGGAAATCAAGGCAAGACGAATCTAGCTCAAACCAAAGAGACTATAAGCCTCTTGGAGACAAAAATCGAACGCCAATTAAAGGCCTTAAATGTTGAACGAAGTAGCACGAAAGAAACAGAGCGCGCCACGGTAGCAACAAAAAAGTTTGACGCCGCACAAGAAACCGCATCCAAAAACCGGGTCAACAGTTTAAAAGAGCTGCAAATTGGTGCCGGCGAAATCAAAGCCGCCGGCGTGGCTGACGTTGCCACCAAAATAACTACCAAAATCATTGATAAACTGAAGCCTATTCTAGACGACGTCGCCGGCGTCCTTCTTGAGAAAACAGCCGATGGCGCTGAGAAAGCCGCTAGCGGTCTGAAGAACGCTACCGACTCCGTTCAATCGCTTTACGAGGAAGCTAGCAAGTTAACAGCAGAAATACCGCGCATGACTGGCCAAGTTCTGTTGACAGATGTTGCTGTTAGAAAGACGGGCACGACGATGGGCACCTTCGGGCAGCGACTAATTAGAATACAAGAGCACACGGCCATGCTGGGGATGGGCCTTAAAGATGTCCAAGGGGCGTTCAAGGAGCTAATCACTACATCGGCCGCGTACGCAACTGCCTTTGGCGTATCGGGCGCCGTCACTAAAGCTCAGATGCAATTTGTCGATGAGTTGGCCCAAATGTCTCTAGAGTTTAAAGCGCTCGGCCTCGAAACAAAAACGTTTGCGGGCGCCCTCGATGTGCTTGGAAAGACATATAGAGTAGCAGATGTCGTTAAAGAGACAAAGGATTTTGGTGTAGAGCTTGTTCAAATTGCTCGTGTCACTGGCCGTACATCTGATTTGGTTGGGCAGGATTTGGCCAACAATATGGGAAAACTAGCTGCTTATCAGCTGCCTAAAATGAAGGAAGAGTTTAAAAAATTGTCAGTGCAAGCTGGCGAGGCAGGTGTTAAGATGGAAGACCTTCTTGAGATAAGTGGAAAATATGATGATATGGATACGGCTGCCAAGAATGTGGGAGAGCTAAACGCACTCTTGGGGGGCCCGTACCTGAATACTATAGATATGGTTATGGCCAGCGACTCCGACAGAATTGACATGATGCAAAAGGCGATGAAGGCTTCCGGGCAGTCTTTTGATAGCATGGGCCGCTTTATGAAAAAGGCAGTTGCCGATGTCGTCGGCGGCGATGTACAAAAGGCGATGCGTGTTTTCGGGTCTGACACAGAACTCATTGAGGAAAAAACAAAGGCGATAAAAACGCAAGTCGGCACCTACGACTTGTTCGTCGCAGGCGCGAAACAGTCAGCAGTCGGATACAAAGAGCAGGGAGACGCCCTTAAAGAAAGTGTAAAACTACATGAAACCGCCTTTAAGGAGGTAGAAGAGTATGGTCGCGAAGCATCCCGGCTCTTCCGTACGTACGGAAGCCAGATAACTGACTTTGTTGGGAAGCAAGTTGTTAGCGCGTTGGGCAAGTTTAAAGATATGTTAACGGAAGTCCGCGTCGCTCTAGAGAGCAAGCACTATGCTAGAGCGCTACGAATACTTACGGTCAAGATGGCGACCATTCCAGTTGACATCGCGACGGACGTTCTTGCTGATGTAGCTGCGCCCCCCACATCAACACCATCGTTGTCGAGGACCCAATCAGTGAAACAGACGAGAATGGAGCTGGATGAGAAAGATAAAGAGATACAAAGACTGAAGGACGCCATGTCCCTCGGCGCCGGGAGAGCCGATACGGACGCCCCCACCACAGCCGTCGCGACGGCCACTCAGAGCCCAGTAGAGCTTAAATCTACACACAATATTCATCTTGGGGATACTTTAATCGCGACCATTGTTGAGAGCCAGTTAGCGAAAGGAATATTGCCATGGCGCGCCTAAAAATAAGGAGAAATTTCAATGGTTAGCACCGTATCAAGCTTTAAAGCAGCACATAAAGTTTTTGCGTTTGAGCCTCTTCACGTTGACTTACAAAAAACACCCATAAGAGCTTCAGCATTATTGATACCAGTTGAAGATTTGCGCATCGGCCAGAGTTTTTCGCCCGAGTATACCCCGGTAGAAGCGTATGGACGAATGGACCCAATTGTAACTTATAAAAACACTAAACGTACCTTAAAGATTGATTTTAAGTGCCAAGCACATCATATTTTCGATGGTGCGCAAGGAGTCATCAATAATATTCGGAATATAAATATACTCACACAACTTTTATATCCAGCTTATTACGAGACGGGCGGCAAAGCCGCAAACGGAGATCCTCTTGCGGTCTTGGGCGCCCCACCTTTTTTTAGGATAAGATATGGAAATTATATTGGAAGCTTCTTAAGCACAGGAGACTTTGTAGGAGACGAAGTGACGGGGCTTACAGGCTACATTACAGGCTTTGGGCATCAGATAGGAGCAGTAGCTGAAAATGTTGCTTTTGGAAAGTCGAGATCTGATGAAGGATATCGTGCGCTTCCAAGAGAAATCGGGGTGAACTTTACATTCAACGTAGTACATGATAAACTAGTAGGATGGTACAATGACAGATTTAGCAATGAGGACGGCAAAGGTTACGGTTATAACTTTCCGTATAATGCAGGCGAATCAGGACCATCGACCTACGCTTATAATCGAAGCGCGCCTTCACGCACCGGCGGTACCATGGCAGCGCCCACCGTATCGATCGGCGCCGCGACAAATGACGGAGTGGATACTGCACAGGCCCGGGAGAATGACCCGTCCGGCATCCACCGCGCCGCAGCTAGTACTAGTACAACAACAGCGATAGGCAAAAGCCCCCACGCAATCCCAACTATGGTGGAGGGCGCATAATAAAATGGCTTTTAATTTTTCCCGATACATTAATAGAAATGTCATAAGAAGTACGTCGTCTCGATATGTAGAACAGCTTTCGAGCAGGGGGGTGGGCTTTATAGACCATTTTGCAACCGCCAATATACAATATCCTTCCCAAGAGATCTTGAAAGAACTAAACATCGAAAATGAGATTTGGACGGTGGGGAGTCGATTTTATAAATTAGCAGCCAAACACTACGGGGATCCAAGTTTGTGGTGGATAATTCCTTGGTTCAACAAACTTCCGCTGGAGTCCGACTATGATGCTGGCGAAGTCGTACTTATTCCGAAACCCCTCAGTATTATTTTAAATTTATTTGAGACGGAGCCCGAGGAATAAAAACATGACTGAATGTAGAGATGGGGAACCTAGACAAAGCGGAGCGACCCTACAAGATGCGCGCCTAAAAACGGACGCCTACCAACAAACTTATTTAATGAGCAATTTAAATAATGTGGTGGCGCCTCTCCAGGAGACACCAAGTGTGAGCAGGCACTTAAAACTGCTCGCCTCTAAGAACAACACGGACGCATTAGTTAACCGGGTCACTGTGCCTCCGGAAGTTATAACTTTTTTTGACGGACGCCCTATAGACTATGGCCAGCTCGTTCCGCACATCCAAATTTATAAAGTTTATATCAAAAATAGAAAACGCGTATCCGAGGTTTTATTTCCTTTCCGAGCATACACTGATTTTGAACAAATGAAACCACAAAATTTTTTAAGAGCACCTTTCCGCGGCACAGACGCGGGCATCGAAAGTGTGGACTTAAAGCTCGAAGGAAAGGGGCGGAATCCGGTTTCAATGAGCATCATGCAACTTACGATTAAGCTCGTATTTAATGATGTGAAAACCTTGTTTCGGCCTCTTGGGGGGAGCCCATGGGGGGTAGGAAACGTCCAGTATTCTGATCTGATGAGATACCCCCCAGGTCAATTAACAGACGACGCCGACCCGCGCACCCTCCCGGCGTCGTTCAGAATAAGGCTTTCGTTAGGGTGGAATCTCCGCGGCAAAGCCCGGGCCAACGGTTTGAGCGGGTTTTCGATGGCGAAAGGGAACCCTATTTTTGAAGATCAGGGACTCCTTGCGGGGTATGATTTTGTTGACGCCGTTCTAAAATCAAAAATTAGTTTTATTGGTGATTTGTGGTCACACGATATGGACTTTTTGGAGAACGGCTCTGTCAAAGTAACTTTAAAATATATGGGAGCATTGGAAAACTCTTTTAAAACGGGCACAGCCGACCTTTTAAAAACTTATAGTTTAGATGGTAACAAAACCATTAACAAAGTAAAAGATGAGTTGCGCAAGTATGAGCTAACAGCGTGGCGAAAGGCGCTAGGGCAAAATAAAAAATTAAAGAATGTCCTCACTATTCGAAAAAAAGCTAAAGAAGTTCAAGCCTTGATTAATAACATGGAGGATAAATTACAAAGCACGGAGGAGACAATATTTGTAGATGCAAAGGAGGCCGTAAATAAATCTTGGACCACGTTCGCAGATGCGAGAAAAGAGTCCGCGGTATTAGGAACCACTAGCGGCAAACTTAATGAAGCAGCCACTGATTTAAAGGTTCATACGATGGAAAAGGTCTTGCGCAACGAGGTGGCCACCGCTGAAAGTAAGCTGGACCAACTAGCTTTTAGCCAAATGGGCGGCGCCGGCTCTGCGGAGGCCAACGCCTGGATGGCGGAGCTACAAAAGAAAAGAAAAGAACTCATGCAAAAGATTCAAACGTTTGAAAGTCAACTACGAGCTAAGTACCTATTCTCCTACATCATAAAACTTATAGAAGCCAATAAATTAGCCTGGATAGATACGAGCACAGATGAGTTTCAGAGTTTTTTACATCATCGCATACAATACGCGGAAGCAGCCACCAAGAAACAGCAAGAGAAAGAAATGTCCGGCATGAAACAAGTTAGCAGCACAGTTGCATCTTCAGATGTTGAAACGGTCGAGACGAGTTTTGCCCAGGAACTTGGAGACCCTTCCGCGGCCTCTGCTGAAAGCGTGACCAAGTCCGACGCCACGCTATTCTTGTCCGAACAATATAAACAGGGCGATAAATTAATGTTTTTTAGGCTGGGAGATTTGGTATCTATCATGCTTGATCATGCCAACTTTGGCGAAAGCCTTGAAACGCTAGTTCCCGACTTCAAGATTCTCTTTGGAAATTTTGACTACTCCCCCATTGGAAGCGACAATCTTCGTCGCGCCAGTTTATATGATTTACCAGTTTCTTTGAAGCTGTTTGAAAAATTTATAGCTATGAAAATTGTAGGCACCGGTCGCCAAAGTTATTTATTCATGGACTTTGTTGAGGATCTCATTCAATTTTTAATGGACAAGGTTATTACGCCTTCCTCGCCTGACGGCGCGACGAGCGCGAACCCAGTGAATAGCGCCTTTAAGATTGGCATCGTGCCCATTGATTTGCCGAAAAAATTGATTAAAAGTAGTTTCGATGCTAATGGGAGACACACAGACTATGAGGTAGATCTCGACGACATCGCTGGCTCTCCGCGCAATCTGAGTGTCACTCAAATTTCAAATACTTTTCTTATACATGCCTATAAGACGGAACCCTTTGAGGAGCGCATCAAAAATTCTTATACTGGTGATCGCTTTAAGGACAGGAAAGAGGGCATTTTTCACTTTTTGGTCGGCGGCCCGAACAGAGGGCTTTTGAAAAGCATCACATTTCAACAGATGCAAAACACCAAACATGCGATGGGCATCTTTGAGAAGGCGCAATCAGGGGGAATCGCTTCGAGGCGAGGAGTTATTAAGCCTGCTATGTTCGGGTGTGAACTCACTTTAGTGGGGAATCCTTATTTTCTAATTGGACAGCAGTTTTATGTTAATACGAGCTTAATAAGTGCAAACAACTTTGCCAATGAAATGATGATGAATGGCGGGTATTACATGGTTACGTCCGTGGAATCTCACTTTGGCGTGGGAAAGTGGGAAACCAAAGTAAAAGGTATCCTGCAAGTGGCGGATAGCGTCTTAAAGAATGCGAAAAAAGAAGGCGTTGTTGAAGTATACAATGCCGGGGACCACTTTGTCGATAACGCTAAAACAGTCGGCGCCGCCGCCTATAGCATGTGGCAGTCCACCGGAATTCCGGGCGCGGCCAAGTCCGCTTGGGATGGGCTCTCTGGAAACAACGAAGCGCCTAAGAAGGGATCTGGCTAATGGCCTATTTAGACAAGCCACTTATTGGAAGCAATTCTTTGACCCAGCCGCAGCTGTTCAAGGAGAGGTTAAAGTACAAGGAAAAGGCTTTTTCTAACTTGTTTGACCCCACCCCCCTGGATACAGTGTACGAGAAGCCATTTTATGGAAAAGTAGACATATATGGCACCCCCATTTATCCTACTGAAATTAACATGACCCAACTGCCCGGCGCCGGCCTAATTTTGGCGCACGATTTTGTGGCCGCGGCATTCCAAGATTTCAAGGAATTTATGGACCGCGCCATCGGCCTCAAAGAAAGAATGTTTGCAGACCTATTTTCTTCCTTCCTTCCTAGATCGGCATTTGTAAGTGTTCATCAAGTGTACAACGATCATTTTGTTAAAAATGTTTTTGAAGGGTTTGCCAATGATTATATGAATATTCCCAAAATTAATAGAAAAATTAGAAATTTTCATGATCTCGTGAAAGAGTTTTCCCACTACACTAGGTTGGTAGCTAATAAGTTTCCTGTTACGAAATCGGGATTTGTTGTCTCCCCCCTCTGCACAAATGCTATAAGTGGCTTGTTTATCGAATTAGATCGACTCCCACAGGACGACGATCAGGTTAAGTATGAGCGTTTTCTTGCGAGACCTTCATTCACGAGATATGCGCACGTAGCCAGCGGTTTTGGTTTTTTTGTAGACAAAAACGCGCCATGGCGCCTCGCTGTTAACATGGGGTCTCCAGTTACGAAAGGGTACATGGACAGATTTGGCATAAGCTTGGAGGACAACAGTGTATTTTCAACTTATTTTTACGAAAGTGAGTACTACTCTTATGAGAGCATAAAGGTTCGTTTATGGAATATTTACGCAGCTTTAATAGCAAACCCAGCATCTCGTACGTATGGATCTGTTTACAAAACAAAGAACTGTACCAAGGCTTTGTGGGATAACGTAGCGCACAACAGCTACCACACCACCATTGCGGAAGGTCTCCGGGCGCCCATTCCTCTTGACTATGAAACTGAATTTAAAAAAGAATATAGTGATGAATATTTTTTACCAATTTACTTAAAACTGAGATGGGATGAGAGTAAAATTAAAGACGATCAACGGGATTTTAAAGCAGCGCTTAAAAGAATATTAGATTTTTATAAAGTATATGGCATAGAGGCAGCCGTAACGTACTTAGGCCATGTGGTAAGGAAAACAAATATTTATGAGAAGCCCAAAGTAAGCAACGCACCCCCCTATAAAATAAAATATTTTGGAGAATCAACTAGTTCAGGGTTGTATTCTTATAAAACACCTGCTATAATAAAAAAAGAAAAAACTTCGACGGCGGACAGCACGAAATATTAGATTAAATGATTTTTCAGACCTTTGACGATAAAAAGAAATGTGTTGCAATTTTTGCAAAAGGTAAAATTCACAAACACAAACTACCCTCCCCTCTCGCAAAAACATGGGATTATTCCGAGATCTTGAGAGATAAAGATGTGGAATATGCAAAGTACTACTGCGGTGGGAAACGCTTGGACGAAGTTTGTCCTGACCATCTAAGAAAAGAGTGGGAAAATATAAATGGGAAATTAGAAGCTTTTTATCGCGCTGTTAACGAAGCGAAACTAGATCTTAATGAGCATTGTTTTTTTGATGTTGCTCCTCCACACTTTTTGCTAGAGTATGGTCGCATCAAGGAGAAAATTTGCGCCTATGTTTTTTCAAATTTTAAAAAACCACTAGACTATGAAGTTAAAGTTGGGCTTGCAAAAGTATTAGTAGAAATAAAGAACACTAAATTGAACCTTAGCTTGTCTTCCTTGGACGCCCGGCGCCACGAGTTTAAAGTACGACGGTTCCTTCAGAAAATAAATAAAACATCTCCCTACATTATATACGACATGAAGGGCACTAAAACTGGGAGACTGACATCGACGGCTTTTCCAATCTTAACGATGGATAAGGGATACAGAACCATATTGCGGCCCAACAATAAGTGGTTTCTGGAATTAGACTACAATGCTGCGGAACTGCGCGTCATGCTTGCGCTTTTGGGGCAAGAGCAGCCGCATGGAGACATCCACAGTTGGAACATGCAGAACGTTTTTAAAAATGTCGCCACCAGAGAAGAGGCAAAAAAGAGAGTATTTGCGTGGCTGTACAATCCCGAGTCAAAAGACCGCCTCTTAAACAAAGAATATGATCGAGACTCTGTGTTACAAAAGTACTACAATGGAAGCCAAGTGACAACCCTTTGGAACAGGACAATTGATT